CTGTCGCCCATATCTTGATAGACATTGACTGTCGCAATGAGCTGACCGTCCTCGGCGATGAGAGCGTTGAGCTCTCTGAGGTCGGTTGGCACACCGGGCGTGTAGCTTTTCTTCCCGATAGGGAAGGTAAGCTTGTCACCCGACTTTAGGGTGACTGATATGAAGCGCCCGTTAGGGCCTTCAACAGGCTGAGCCGAGATGGCATCAGGGTGACGCTCTTTGAGAACGTCGAGGAATTTACGTGTATTAGACATCGTAAATGGTGTGTATAACAGAGGTTTGGCTATACACGAAGTGTAGAAAGGGTTACTGTATTGAGTGTTGTGTTCTGTGTTATGATAGTGAAGGATAAAAGATATAAGGACACCCTGCAAGGTGTCCCGTTCCCCGATTTGCAGACCGAGCGCTAATGCCTATTGGCATAAGCGTCTAAAAATGTGGCACGGGTAGCTCTTTATTGGCTACCCGTCTCAGCTATTGCTGTTAGAGCCGTTAGGCTCACGACCACACGTAGTATAGATAGGGTCTTAGATTGAGTCTTGTGTTAGTTAGAGAGAGCGCTAGCTCTCTCGTTAGTTAAAGTCTATACTTCCCTTTGCTCTTATATTTGTAGCGATAGACGTGCACCTTCATCTTAATGAAGTCCACAACATTCACCACAACAGCTAACAGAAGACAGACGAGGACAGTAGCAGCAGCTACAACCGACACAGCGTGAAGGAATGACATCAGTACCATTGTTTCTTAGGGTTTAGATTTTCAACATAGGGGGGTACCCCTAATCACGCACATAAGGTGGGGTCTTGTATTGAGTTGGGTAACACACTCACAAACTATCCAATTTTCAAAAAAAATTTTATAAAAAAAAATCCCCGCTGTTAGCGAGGAAGCTTAGTCCAGTGGTGATCTGGTAAGTCTATATGAATATCCATAGTTTGATTCAGGTATCTAACCCGACTCATAACCTTGAATAACTCAGGGGCATTGTCCTGGACTTTAGTTTGCCACTTATTAGTATTCACTTTTTCTTTTTCAGCCTTTGCTTTATTCGATCCCATAATCCAAACGGTCTTCTTTTACTCCCCTTTTTACGACTCTTTTCTTTTCTACCTTTATTCTTACTAGATGGCTCACTCGTAGTATCCCCATCAGATTGATGACTAACATCCAACCCGTCCCCATTACCATAAGTCCCCTTCTTGCGATTGATTGCATTAAGACGAGCTCTGTACCCAGATTTATGTTTTTGAAAACGATCATATTCTTTTCGATAATTCCTAGCCATAGTGTAAATATAAATAAGTTATTGTAAGTTTGCAACATGGCAAAGAAAACCAATCATCAATTATACGTTGCATATAACGTATCACGTCCCGGAGTACATGCTAAAACAAAGCATTCTAATTGTAAAACTTCTAAACATTATAAAAAGAAGTATAGAGGGCAAGGAAGATAAGTACTTAATAAAGTACAGTTATTGTCCCGTTAAATTCAAATACGCTCCCATTTTGGGAACTATGTGCTTTTATGGTGTATACGTAAACTCCTTGTGCTACATCAGCATCCCACTCATCAAGTGAAGATGCACTGATCCAAACAAGTCCACCCCATCGATTATATATGCGGGTCTCCCATTGACCCCAACAAGCCCCGTCTGCAATAACCCCCCAAGTATCATTCCACCCATCCCCGTTTGGGGTAACAGCATTGGGGGCAAAAACAGAAGTCTCATCACACGGAATCCCTAACTCGCATTCTTCCCCGGTTTCACAATCTATATATACTGTCTCCGCCACAAACTCAGTTATAGTATCTGTATTGTATACGTAAATGTATTCATATACCACGGTCTCTACGTACATAGTATCCGTTAAGTAGATGTATTCAGTTTCAATTATTGTGTCTATATCTACTAATACAATCGTGTCATAAACATACTCTATTACCTGTACAGTATCTGGGGGTAATTGGACATACTCTATTAATGTGTCCACTTCTGTAATATATAAAGTGTCGATCGTTACCCACTCAACATCTACATACTCTATTATAGTATCAGTAAGATATTCAATAACTTCTACATCTACATATACTGTATCACAAGCAGGGAGAGCACAGTTTATAGCTGTGTTATTAGATAGATCTGTATCAGGATAATTTTGAGTTTGATTCCCAACATTAGGGTTTACGGCCCACCCCCCGCTATCTGTTGTAGAAGTTTGAGATAAGTTAATTTGCCATACAACTATCTCAGTACACATAGAATCATTTGATAGTATCTCCTCCCAACAGTCACTAGCTACAGGAGATTCATATACATTACCACCCCAACTATCCCCACTCTCTAAGATCTGATTCCCAAATAAGGTAAACGATTTAAAAGCCCACCCTGGATGATTGTTAGCATTAAGACATCCCCAATTATAATCTAACCCCTCAACATGCAACCCTAAAACTATATGACTTATAGTTTCGTTGTTACTTACATAAGGACTTGCACTATTTTCGCATGTAGTACTCTCTAATGTAAACTCATTACATCCACAGTTCTCGCTATTAATAACATCAATAACAATATCCCCTGATATAGCATCCCAATTACTTATAGCTACATCACACTGTGCATCTATAGTAGTAGTAAACATGAATACAATACAAAGAAACCATATTTTATTTATTCTACTCATTCCCCTAAAATAGAAAAATCAGTATATTTAATGGTAACATCTTGACCTTTATCTAAAACCGCTGCGATCCGTGGGTAGACATTAAAGTAAGCTTCAGTACTATTACCTATATACCCATTAGTCCTAAGATTATTATTTACCTGCGAATTACCCAGAAGTAAACACCCAGCAGTGTCTTCATCAGTGTTCCCACAGTGAATAAGAATATACTTAAAATTAGGAACATCAAGCACGTGAAGCATACCAAGATGTATATCAGCAAACCGTTTAGAGTACTTAGCATTATGGCCCCCAATATTCCTAAACCCAATACAATACTCCCCCTCAGGGATACAAGTTTCTCCGTAAACCTTTTCTTCACGACTCTCATCCTCGAGAGTATAACATAAAAATTCTCGTACTCCATTTGTTATATCAAATAATATTCCGTTAGTAGAATCGCTTCCCTTATTAAATCTTAATACTTCTAATTGCATGCTCCATAATTTGCTAAAAATGTTTGTAAATCAGTAACTCCTACTACCCCATCTTCATCAAAATCCCCTAAACAAGGGGGCTGAATACAAGAGGCGTAAGCTGGGTGCTCTGTTAGTAGTGGGTACACAAATCCGTCCCCACTTAAAACAAAAGCTGTTCCTATATCTGCACATAGGATCGTAGTATACCCCCCAGTAGGTAGACCAAAAGAATGTATAATGTCATCACAATCTTGATATTCAAAAGATGTCCATTCAGTAGCATTTACTGAGCTGAATACATGTTGATTACACTGTGACGCCGCAGTAATACTTAAACTACAAAGGAGTAAAATGAAAATTAATTTCTTAAACATATCTTTTATTTTAAATACTATTGGGTAAATATACAACTTTTTATATTACCTTTGCAACGAAACCACATTTCAGTGACCGGCCTCGGGTAATCAAAAAGAGGCCTAGACATCGGGTTTGAGTAACTAACACCATAGTTAGTGAAAGTCGTCCCCGGTAGTTTCACAAAATGTGTTGGTATAAAACTCGGGTGGGAACAAGGCTATAGGCTGATAGAAATGCCCCCACGCAGGCTAGACACGGCGAGCGGAAATCCAACATGAGACAGAAAACCTAAGGGGGAGAATTATATCTAGTCGAATTATTATTGTAAACTATTTGCTTATATAAGAAATAGTTTTATATATTTGCCTTAAACCGAACATTATGGCAAATAAAAAACTAAACTTTCTCCCTACCCGCGATTGGCTTGTTCTCCCGTTAGTAAAAAAAGACGAGACAGATGCAGGCATTATCCTGACAGGATCAGCAAAGAAATCGCTACAAACTAACATTCTTAAGGTACTCGCTGCAGGACCAGAGTGCTTACTGGTTAAAGAGGAGGATACTGTTATGGTACACCCTAATACAGAGGGTCTTGTTGTCACCATTGACGATATAGAATGTATTATGATAAATGAGTTTTCTGTTTGTGGGGTGATACCGCAATGACAGGCAGTGTAACTATATCAATTAAGGAGTTTGATAAACTTCGAGACTCTTCTAAAACCTTGGACTACCAAAAAGAGAGAGTACTTCTGGCTACAAAAGAGCTAGAGGTATTTCTCTCTTTTATTTGTACTAGGCAAAATATAGAAGCTTTAGTCGAAGAGTTTAATAGACAATCTAAAATGTCTACTATCCTTATGGAGAATGGGAGGGCTAAAATAGTATTTAACAATGAAAAGTAGAACAATTAAAATACAAGCCGATAGTACTTTTAGATTTTTACAAGTTTTTAATGGTATATTAGAGCTAACAGATAAAGAATTATTAATCTTATCTAAGTTTGTGGACAACATGAACTTTGGGTTTTGCTCTGCCCACTCTAAGAAAGTAGTAGCCGAAGAATTAGGAGTTTCGGACCCAAACACACTTAATAACTATGTTAAGAGATTAAAGGATAAAGGAGCTATAGAGAAGAAAAATAATCAATATAAATTATCTAAGTTACTAGAACCTACAAATAAAGTCATAATTGAGATCACTCGCTGAAGTAGTAAGAACATATTATCTGTATGAACCTTACTCTATAATGATAATGCAAAGCCCTCAAGGAGACTTATTAGTACTAACAATATACGATGAGCGAAAAGAAGAAACTACCGTCGATGGGCCAAATGCTAAAGAATTTTGCGAATGATGTAGCAGAATATGCAAAAGCAGGAGCTCCGCATGTTTCAAAAAAACAATATAATGCTAGACTTAAAACTTGTGACAGCTGTGAGCATTTAAGACAAGAAGCTATGAGGTGTGGACTATGTGGATGTTCAGTAGAGCATAAGGCTAAATGGGCTACATCTAATTGTCCTGAGAAAAGATGGCCTCAGGTATTAATAGGGAAGGACGGAAAAAAAATTAAGGTGGGTAGTAAAAAGGCTATGGCTGCCGCCAGAAAAGCAAAAAAGCGTGCACAAAACAATAATTCAGAAGCTAGCGAATAAACATGATCTTCCTTTACACAAAATAGAAGAAGCAGTCATGCACCAATTTAAATATACAGCTGAGGTAATAAGAGCTGGTAATTTTGAACCAGTGAGACTCCCATTCCTTGGGAAATTTCATGTAAAAGCAGGAAGACTTAAGTATTTACAACGAGATGAAGGAACTATTAACAGTAAGTAAAAATTTAGTACTCCCTTCTGCATATGCTCTTACACTTGCGGAATTTAAATGTTTAAAAACCCAGGAACTTGGGTTCGTATACTTCTATACAGATTATAACTCCCCATATGCTGTATATGATAAAGGGGAGCGGAAAAAGAAAATAGAGGCAGATCTTAAGATTAAATATAACCCTAAAATCAGGTCAGCTATTGACAAGTATGCTGAACTTTCAGAAACATCAGCTATTAAATTACTTAAAGCTGCTAGATCTTCTGTAAATAAATTAGAAACATACTTTGAAACCATTAACCTAGATATACTAGACGACAATGGGAAGCCTATATACTCTGCAAAAGATCTTATTACTAACTTATCTAATATGGGTAAAGTAGTTAATGGGTTAGAAGAGTTAGAAGAATTAGTACAAAAACAACAGGCTAAGCAAAACCCTAATAGAGGGGGAGTAGTGACTAATAAGTACTCACAGTAATGTTTAAAGACAGTCATAAGTACTCCCCAGCAGCTTTAGTTTATATAAATAAAGGGTTCTACACAGATGCTTTACCGGGGACTAAGGAGTATTATGATTATTGGGACGGGGAAAAGAAGAAATGCTTAAGCGGGTACTTAGATATAACTGGGTATCATTATTTTTACTTAAACTTCTGCCCTATAGACAGAGTTGTAGATGAGATTCTTGAAGATGGTACGAAGATTGCACGTAGAGAGAGGACTTTTCCCGCGTTTTACGACGGAGATCATGTTTATTTCCATGCAATAGATAGAGCTAGAAAAGAAAACAAGCATATGGTTGTTCTTAAAGCTCGCCGGAAAGGATTTTCATATAAAGCTGGGGCTATGCTAGCACGAAACTACTTTCTTATGCGTAATAGTAAAAATTACGTATTTGCATCGCAAAAAGAGTACTTAATTGGGGACGGTCTTCTATCGAAGGCTTGGGAATTCTTAAGTTTTATTGATGATAACACAGCATGGACTCAACCTCGACTACGAGACCGAGAAATGTTTAAAATGTCTGGGTATAAGAAAAATGTAAACGGGGCAGACGTAGAACTCGGGATGAAATCTCAAATAATTGGGGTTTCACTTAAAGATGCCCCTGATAAAGTCCGTGGTAAAGCTGGGGATCTTATTTTCTTTGAAGAAGCTGGTTCATTCGGGGGATTACTTAAAGCTTGGGAAGTTGCCATGCCTACAATGCGTCAAGGCTCAAAAACACTTGGGACAATGATAGCTTTCGGGACAGGGGGTGAAGAAGGGAGTGGTTTTGATGGGATGGAGGAGTTATTTTATCACCCTGATTCATATGACTGCTTAGCTTTTGATAATCATTGGGATGCAGGTGCTATGGGGACTCAATGTGGGTACTTTGTGCCTATAGAACAGAATCTAGATGGTTTTATAGATAAGAATGGGAATTCTCAAGTAGTCGAAGCTAGAATTC